AAGATGCGGGCGGTCAAACACAACCTGGTCGCCGATCGCGCCGAGTCCTACGCGCTGCAGCCGGCCCCGCTGTGGGTGTTGGCGATATCCGTCGGCGTGGACACGCAGGACAACCGCTTGGCAGTGCATCTGCTGGGCTGGGGGCGCGGCATGGTTTGCTGGCCGCTGGACTATGTGGAGCTGCCCGGCGACCCCAACGAGGACGATGTCTGGGCCGCGCTCACCGACCTGTGCAACCGGCCCATCCAGCGTGCCGACGGCGCACTGCTGCGAATCGATGCCGGCTTGATCGACATGGGCGGTCACCGCACCGAAGCGGTGAAAGCCTACGTGCGCCAGAAACTCACGCGGCGCATGGTGTGCGGTTTCGGCGCCACCGCAAACAACGCGCCGGTGCTTGGCAAAGGCAAGCTGCAGGATGTGAACTTCCGCAACCAGTTGGACCGTCGCGGCGTGCATGCGTATCCCATCGGTACCGTCGCCATCAAGCACATGCTCTACAGCTGGCTCAGCGGCGACGCTGACAAGTCCGTCGAAGCACGGCGCCTGCGCTTCTCCGAAGATCTGCTCGCGCTCAAGCACAACATCGGCGTCGATTACTTCGGCGGGCTCACCGCAGAGACCTACAACCCAACCAAGAACCGCTTCGAGAAGCGTCGCGGCGCACCGCGAAACGAACCGCTGGACACATGGGTCTACGCCTACGCGGCCACGCACCATCCCGAGCTGCGCATGCACCGCTGGTCGAAGCTGGACTGGGATCGCCGCGAGAACTATCTGCTCGGAACCATCGGCCAAACGCCGCAGGCCGTGCCGAATGTTTCGCGTGAAACAACGCAGACGGCCACGGCTGCCGTGGTGCCGTCGGCGACAACGCGGGTTTCCGTGGATTCCCGTGAAACAAATCGCGGCGCGGATCTGGCATCCGATGCCTGGAGCCGCAGGCTGTGACGCGTGTCCGCGATGCCGACAGTGTCGAATATCTGCGCAAGCTGGTGCTACGCGGCATCGTCGATGAGATCGGTATGCGCGAAGAACACGCGTTGCCGTTCGCGGACGCCGTGCTGGCCGTGTTGATGACGCATCACGGTGGGGAAAAACTCTACGTGCCCTGCCTGCCGCGCCGTACTCACGCCAACAAGATCGCCGAGTACCTGCGCGTCGAAGGCCATACCGTGGCCGGCGCATGCCGCACCTTCAACGTGTCCAGGCGCACGTTGCACCGGATGTTTCCGGATGGCGTCAAAGCTGAAAAGCGGCAAGCAGCGGGCAGAAAACAGCCGATGTGACAGTTTTGTCCGAAAGATGGCACAAACCGTTTTTTTAGGCCTTTCAAATCAGCCACTTGTAAATGCGTTGTGCCACATCTTGGCCGTGCAATGGCACAACCGCTCGCGCAACCATAGTGTCGTGAGCACTGCTACCGAAATGCGTGATCTGTACATCGCTGCCGAAAAGGCGGTGCTGCTTGGCCAGCGCGTCCGTTTCGGCGAGCGCGATCTCACCCGGGCCGATCTTGTCGAAATCCGCAACGGTCGGCGCGAGTGGGAAGCCCGCGTCGTTGCGGAAACCAACGCATCGCGCAGCGGTGGAGCCGACACGCGCTACAGCCTTGCGGATTTCGGGGGCACGCGTTGAACCGTCTCGATCGCGCCATCGCCTATGTCTCGCCCGTCTGGGCATCGCGACGTGCGCGTGCCCGTGTGCTGGCTGCCGCGTATGAAGCCGCCGATCCCGGCCGCTTGCGTTCGAAGTCCCGCGACTACGGCAGTGGCAACTCCGCAGCAGCCATGGGTGGTGTCGCCATCCGCATCCAGGCGCGTGCGCTGGAGCGCAACCACGACATTGCGCGCAATGCGCTGAACGTATTGGTGCAGAACGTCGTCGGCCCTGCGGGCATCGGCGTCGAATTCCAGCCGCGCCTGCGCAACGGCGACATCGATGAGGCCGTCGCCGAGCAGCTGCGGCCGCTCTGGTTGGAATGGTGCAAGCGGCCCGAAGTCACCTGGCAGCACGACTGGGCCAGCGCGCAGCGGCTGCTGGCGCGCACCTGGTTCCGTGACGGCGAAGCGCTGGTGCAGGAACTGATGGGCATCGTGCCGCTGCTCGACCACGGGACGCGCGTGCCGTATTCGTTGGAGCTGATCGAGCCCGATCTGTTGCCCTACGACTACAGCGATCCGTCACGCGGCATCCTGCATGGTGTGGAGCGCAACGCATGGGGCCGACCCGTCGGCTACCACCTGTACAAACAGCATCCCGGCGATCCCAATGCCATGATGCTGCCGGATATGAAGCGGGTGCCGGCCGACCGCATCCGCCACCTCAAGCTGATCGACCGTATCGGGCAGGTGCGCGGGGTTTCGCTCTTCGCCTCCGTATTGACCCGGCTCGACGATCTGAAGGACTACGAAGAGTCCGAGCGCATCGCTGCCAAGATCGCCGCATCCATGGCGGCCGTCATCATCAAGGGCGATCCGCAGCAGTATCCGGAAGGCGGCTACATGGATGCCAGCGGCCAGCCGATGGCGGACCGCCGCATGCGCTTCCAGCCTGGCATGGTGTTCGACGATCTGCGGCCCGGCGAGTCGGTGTCCACCATCGACAGCAATCGGCCCAACGCCAACCTCGAGCCGTATCGCAATGGCCAGCTGCGGGCAGTCTCTGGTGGTTTTGGCGTGAGTTTCAGCTCGCTGGCCAAGAACTACGGCGGCACCTACTCGTCGCAGCGGCAGGAACTGGTGGAGCAGTACGGCGCCTACGGCGTGCTCAGCATGGAATACATCAACCAGTGCGCACGCGTCGTGACGGAGCGTTTCGTGTCGATGGCCTATGCCACCGGTCAGCTCACGTTGTCCAGCGACAGCAATCCCGCCGCACTGACCGATGCGCTGTACATCGCGCCGGCGATGCCGTGGATCGATCCGAAGAAAGAGGCCGAAGGCCTGGCGTTGATGGAAGACAACGTCTACATGTCCGCGCCAGAAATTATCCGCCGTCGTGGCGCGAACCCGCGCGATGTACTGGATCAGGAATCTGCGTGGCAGGTGAAGCTGCGGGAGTGGGGACTATCGCGCACGTCTGCGCGGCCCAGCACACCCGCAACTCTGCCTAATGAAAACGCCGTCCCGGCGGGAGACCAGAACGATGATGCGTAAGACCATACTGGCAGTGTTGGCCGCAGCGATCGCCGCTTCGCCGTATCCAAAGCCCAACGCCGGCCCCTCGCTGTTGCGCGTGCAGGCATTGGCCAGCGGAGACGCCGAACTGCTGATCTACGGTTCGATCGGCGATGACTTCTGGGGTGAGTCGGTCACCGCGAAACAGGTGATCGAAGATCTGGCAGCACTGACCGCAAAAACCATTCAAGTCCGTATCAACAGCGAGGGCGGTAGCGTCAAGGATGGCCTCGCCATCTATAACGCGCTCAAACGTCATTCGGCGCGAAAAATCGTGACGGTCGATGGCATAGCGGCCAGCATCGCATCCCTGATCGCCATGGCCGGCGACGAGATCGTCATGCCGGCCAATACCATCATGATGGTGCATGCGCCCTGGGCCTATGCCGGTGGCAATGCCAACGACATGAAGCTGGCTGCCGAGATGCTCGAAACCTACGAGCGTTCCATGGCGACCAGTTACGCGGCGAAGACCGGCAAGACCGTCGATGATTGCCTCGCGCTGCTGCGCGACTATCGCGACCACTACTACACAGCCAACGAAGCTGCCGCTTTCGGTCTGGCTGATCGCGTGCTGGAGGACGAGTCCTCGGTACCGGCCACAGACACCGCAGCCGCTACCTTGTTCGACACTCTGATCCGCAACCTCGACATCACTGCACATGCACCTGCGCAAGTGCAGGCCAACGTGCGTTCGCGCTTGTGCGCAACGCTCACCCCAGCACGGTTCGCGGCCATGCCGGCAGCGCGCCAGACGGCCATTGTGGCCACCATCGGAGACGAAGAAATGAAACAGAAATTCCTGACCATCCAGGCCAACGCTCAGGCCGCTGCCGGCACCGTTGTCGCTGCTGGCGATCCGCCCGCAGCGGCCGCAGCACAGGCCGCCGCGGCCGCAGCAGCACAGGCCGCCGCGGCCGCAGCAGCAGCGGCGCAGACCGCAGCACCGGCAGCTGCCGCCGCAAGCCCGGACGCCGCGCTTGCCGGCGTGCAGGCACGCAATACGGGCATCCGCAATATCTTCGCGGGTTTCCGCGACCAGCCCGCCATCCGCGATCTGGAATCCACGGTGCTGGCCGATACCACCATCACCCTGCAGGATGCGCAGGCACGGCTCATCGGCATGC